GGAATTAAGAACACTTCATCGATTGAGTCTAACGGAGAAGATTTCTCTAGCGGTATTCAAATGGCAATTGCCAATAGTAGCGTTCAAGACATTATCGAAGCCAATCAACTTACATATACAGAAGTTGAAAAGCAAATGTTTGAGATTATAAAAGCATGGGAAGAGTTTAGAGGTAATTCAGTATTCAGAGAAGAAGATGAATTAGAAATAACATTCAAGAAGCCTAAAGTAATGATTTCTGATGCCGAAGTATTAGCTAATATTGAAAAAAGGTTAGCATTAGGATTAATAGAGAAGTATGAAGCTCTTATGATCCTAGATCCAAACCTATCTGAACAAGATGCAAAGGCAAAATCAAAAGATATTCAATCAAATAATATGCAACAACTTCAAGGGATGAGTTTTGGCAATAGAGAAGATAGCGAAGGAAATTAAGCTCGATCTTTCTAGTGTACCAAAGTCGAAACACTCGGAAGTAAAAAGAGAAGTCGGTGATTATATCAAAGATGAAATACTTAGAGCCATTGCTAGTGGTAATTCTCCAGTTGCAGGTGAATCTTTTGCACAATTAAATAAAATATATGCCGATGAAGAAAAAGGTGGTGATAGAACACCAAATTTGGAGCTCGACGGTGATTTATTGGATGCACTAAAGTATAAAAATACATCCGACGGAATAGAAATAGGCATATTCAAATCATCAGAGCTTGGAAAAGCCGACGGTCACAACAAATGGAACTGGTCAAACAATAAAAGAATACCAAAACGAAGGTTTATACCAAAAGATTCTCAAAGATTTAAGAAAGAAATCAACAGTGGAATCAAATCCATTGTAAATGAGTATAAAGAAGAAGCTCCTTCCCGAGATATGTTTGAAACTATATTCACATTAGAAGAATCTGAACAAGAAGTTTCTATCCAGGTTGATGATTTGTTTGGCGATAACTTTCTAGATCGATTCCTCAAGGAAAATGGCTATATATGAAACCTAAAAGAATGGCTTCTTTGGCTGAATTAAGAGAACTTCGCGATGTTTATGTAGAAAACCCTAACGAAACTTCATGGGATCTTGATTTCGATACAATGTACGATGAAGATGAAGAAGAAGAGGAGTTGGAAGTTGGCTAGAGTAAGAACAAATTTCAGACAATCCAAAAGAGATATAAAAAGGTTTAAAACCCAAGCTAGAGCAGAAGCAGAAATTGTTATGAAGAAAGAAATAACTGAATCTATAGAACGTGGTGTGTCACCAGTTAAAGGATTTGGAAGATTTGTTAAATACAGTCAGGCATATCTTAAACAAATAAAGAATGGTAGATTTTCGGGGTTAAATAAAAAGAGAAGACCGGTCAATCTTAAATTAACTGGTCAATTATTAAGATCATTGAAAATTACAGCAACAAAACTTGGTTTAAAGATCAGTTTTGACAATAAGTTGGCTGATATACATAATAGTAAGGGAGCAGGCAAATCTAAAACTGTAAGAAGAATCTTACCAACTAAAAAGGGTGAGAGATTTAACAGATCAATAACAATGCGATTGGAAGAAGTTTTGAGTCGTGTTGCAAAGAACATATTCAAAGAGTGAACACTCACCAAGGAGATTAGGAATGAGTCAAGAACTTGACAACAATGATGAAATTAAAGAACAGGCTAGTAAGAAAGAATTTGATTATGAAGCTATGATTCAAAGAATGGAAAAGATGGAAGCTACTAACAATAGGTTATTAGAAGAATCTAAGACTTGGAAATCTAAGTATCAAGGTCTAAACCATGATGTTGAAGCTAAACAGAAAGCTGATTTAGAAAAAACAGAAAACTGGAAAGACTTACTTGAGATTGAAAAGAACAAAAGAAGTGAGTATGAAGCACAATTAAGAGAAACAAAGAAATCAGTTCTTCAAAAAGAATTAGGTTTCAAAGTTGCTTCAGTTGCTAAAGATGCACATGATGTAAACGACATCATAGGATCACTTCCAAAAGATTTAATTGCTATCGATGAAGAATCACTAACTGTAACAGGTGTAAGTGAAGCAGTTAATTTTGTTCGAGAGTCGAAGCCTTGGCTTTTCCAAAAAGAGAATCGTTCTGGTATGGCATCAGGTAGACCAGAGATTGGAGCTACCGGTAAAAAAACTTACGATGAATTCTCTAACGAAGAAAAAGATGCAGTTTTTGCAAAGGCGTTAGAGGGATTAGTTTAACTTTAACAAAGGAATAAAAAATGGCAGCTACTAATAGTGGTGATTTACAAGGAATTATTGAGAAACGCGTATCGGAAATGGTTACTACAACTCTTATCCAAGATTCAGTTTCTCTAGGTGTTGTTAAGCAATTTAGTGTTTCGAATGGTATGGATAGATTAGACATTCCACTATTTAATTCACTTGCTGTTCAAGCAATCACAGAAAACACAGCAATGACAGAAGAAACTATTGCTCCAACTGTTGCTCAACTTGACCTAGACCGTCAAAGAGGTGTTGCATGGGGGATTTCAAAAAGAGCTTCTGTTCAGCAAAAAATTGATTCAGTTTCTCAAGCAGTTAAAAATGGTGCAAGAGAATTAGCGGCTGAAATCGATGATTATCTTTTTGGTTTAATGGTTGCTGGTGCTGGTGATACAAAAGGTCTAGCGGCTGATTATGCTGGTGATGCTTTAGCGGCAATCGCAGGATCAAAAGCAATCATGGATCTTGCAAATGTTCAAAGATTCGATAGATACTTAGTTGTTTCTCCAGGATTTTGCCAAGAACTACTTGCTAACAATTCAGTAATCAATGCTGAAAAATATGGATCAACAAATCCTATTCAAGCAGGTTATGTTGCTCAATTATTTGGATTTACAATTGTAGAATCAAGTTCAGCTTCAATCCCTGTTGGTGGGTTTATTGCTTGTCAAATGGAAGCAACAGCTTTCGCAAGACAAATCAATCCAATGCTTTTAAGAGAAGAAAAAGCTCTTGCTGTAAAAGATGAGTATTCACTTTCTCATTTATACGGTGGTGTTTTAACTGATACTGGTTCTGATAGAATCGTTCAAGTTACAGCTTAATACTTAATAAGTATAACTTACCCTGCCATCTTCGGGTGGTGGGGTTTTATTTTGGTGGTTGATGAGTACATTTAATCCAAATTTAGTTGAAATCAGCATGACGGCATCTACTAGAGAGAATCTAGTGAAGCTTCAAGTTATGGCAAATAGGTTAAATGGTAGAGCTTATAACTACCGATCTGTAAAAGAAGGCAAGGAGCATGTGGTTTATTTTTTTGCTGATTGGCAAAATCATATCTACATAACCGAGAAAGACCTTGATGATATGCTACCCGTAGGTAAAACTCTAACTGAAATGACACAGGAGAGTAAATAATGGGTAATGTAATATCGAGAAACATAAAGGTTTCAAACTCTCCAGATAAACCTTTATATGTGGATGTAATAGATCCAAGCGCAACAGGTAATGTTCTAAATATTTATCAAGAATCTTTATCAATAGCCGGATCTGCAACTGCAACAATACTTACTTATACAGTTCCAGTTGGTAAGTATTTTGTAATCAAAAGAATCGATTACTCTGGATCAAGTAAAGGAACATTCACAATAGATATTAATTCTAATGTTGAATCGAAACAAAGACTATATTGCACAAGCTTTAATGGATCATTCCAAATGGAAAACTTAAAGATAGTTGCGGGTGACACAATCAAATTAATAGTGGAAAATAACACAAACAACACAGCCAATTACAATGGCAATTTAATAGGAAACTTAGATAATGCTTGAATTTAAGAAGAAGAAACTCGAAAGAATGAAAGTTGAATGTGCAAAAGCTGAAATGGAAATGAGAATTTTCGAAGCCGAAGAAAACATTGAGAGACTTCAAAAGAATATATTAGTGCAAGAAAAAAGAATGAAAGAGTTAGATGAGGAAATAAACAACTTTAACAAAGAGGTATAATCATGGCTGATTACGATTCAAGTCTTCCAGTAAGAACGGAAGCACCGGGCGACGTTGACATTTTCATTAGTGACGCAACAACTCCCGCACAAAAACTTAAAGTCAATGCTGATGGAAGTATTGATACAAACTTCGCTCCAGGAAGTGAAATTGGTATAACAGATGGAACTGATTCATTAGAGATTAATGCTGATGGTTCTATTAACTCAGTAGTTACGGCAACTGACTTAGACATTCGTGACCTTGCATTTGCTACGGATTCTGTAGATGTATCAGGTTCAACTGTTACGGCAACAGCGACTGACTTAGATATTAGAGATTTAGTTTTTGCAACTGATAAAGTAGATGTAAGTGGATCTTCAGTAACAGTTTCTGCAACCGATTTAGATATTCGTGATCTATCAGCTGCTCAAGATTCTGTTGAAGCTCATTTAAAAGATGGCTCTGGTGCAGATTATACAAGTGCAAATCCTCTTCCAGTATCAATGTCAGCGGCGATTCCAGGTGATGAAATTGTTGATTATAATACAAGTGCTGCTGTTGCAAAAAATGCTTCAGTTAATCATGATTATACAGTATCAGCAGGAAAAGAATTTCTAGGTGATGAAGCTTGGATTTCTGGATCTGGAAAACTTAAAGCTGAATTACTTGTTAATGGATCGGTTGTTTGGGTTGGTTTTAATTCAACTTCAAATCCTAATATTAGAATTCCAACTGAAATGATTCTTAAAGCTCAAGCGGCTGAAGTTATCAGGTTCACAATCACTAACAGAGATAAACAACCACAAGACGTTTATTCAACTCTTGCAGGTGTGGAAGTATAATAGATGGCTGATATAAGCGAATCACAACAATCAGAAGTAGTAAGGATTTCGGGTAAGGAAGAAAATAACTTATCCGAAGTTAATACGCTTGGTGAATTAGCAACCAACGACACTCCACAACAAGGGTTGTCTGGGGTTTTAAATTTAACAACAACTGCACAAGAATTGAAAGTCGGAGCTTCTGCTTTAGTTAATAGAAAAACAATTGAGATGCAAGCTCTCGATAAAAATGTAAAGTGGGGATACAATACAAATTGTGAATTTGATTTATTCAAGAATCAATTTTTTGCTTTACCCGCAGGAGAGAATTGCACTCTCTATTTAAAAGCATCAACTGGAACTGCAGCTGTTGCAGTAAGCGAGAAATAAATGGGCGCACCTTTTACTTTTCCAGTAGCGCAAGCAACACCATACGATAATAGTGATAGTGGTTTAGTTGCTGAAAATGTTAAAGATGCAATTGACGAATTAAAGGAACAATTAAACGTAGCTGTCTTTACAATTCCATTAGTATATAATGGAACAATAAGCTCAGATAGATTTATAAGTTATTCCAACTTGACACCAAATTCACCGATTGTAATTCCTGTAAACTCTGAATTCACAGGTTTTACTTTTTCTAACTCGAGAAATGGTGCTGATTTTGGTTTGGAATTTAGAAGTAACACAACAACTGGAACAGCTTTTTATAGTGTTTCAAAAAACAATACAAGATTTTTTGCAGACAATAACCCAAGTCAAATATTTAATGCCGGTGACACAATTACTGTAAAATATTTAGATGAAGGTGGAAATTCGAATGATGTAGTAATCGTTCTGGCATTTAGGGCAATTTTATGAGTTATGGCAATTTTATGATCTACATTAAAAATATTTCTGGTACTTCTCTAACCATTAGAGGTAACAGCATTAACAATAGTGCTTATTACTTAATACCACTAGTTGAGGTTGATGACTGGGCAAGTGATTCAAATGTGTTTACATTGATAGCTGATGGTGATGCTCAAATTGCTAAAGATGATAGTGGAACAGGTGATATATCTGAGGTTACAGAACAATGGGAATACTTAACAAGAATTGTGCCTGAAGTTATTGATGTTGGTCTAGGAACTCTAGTTGGTGCTCAAGGCGAGCAAGGTGAAACTGGTGAAAATGGTTTTGGTATATATGCTTTTAGTAATACATCATCTAATGGAACTGTTTTAAAAGCTAGAGGTTTGACAGTAAGTAAAACAGCAACAGGAACATATCAATATTCTTTTACCACAGCAACACCAGATGCAAACTATATTCCAACAGCTTCATTTTTTAATTTAGGAACTAATACAGATACAAATTATTTTATAGATAATAAAACCGTTAATGGCTTTACTCTTACAACAGGTGTTGGTGACAATGGTACAAGTGTTGATACTCTTGCAGATTTAAACCATGGTGTTACTGTTTTAGGTGATGCATCACCACAGGGTATCACATCAGCATATGAAGCATGGTTAAGTTTAGGCAATACTGGCACAGAACAAGATTTTCTCGACACACTGGTAGGTGAGCAAGGTATTCAAGGTATTCAAGGTGTGCCAGGTGGTTTTGCAAATTATAGCTATGCAGAAAGTGAATCTGAAAGCAGCACCACAAGTTCCAGTTATCAACAAAAATTAAAACTGACTACACCCTCGCTATCTTCAGGTAATTATTTAATACAATTCTACTGTGAGATCACCAGCACTAACAATGATGGCATGGCGGCAATTGTAGAATTAGACGACACAACAACAATCGCAGAAATAGAAGATGACAGACATCATTCAGAAAACTACTTCAAACCGTTTTCTGGTTTTAAGCAAGTTGCCTTAACAAGTGGTGTACATGAAATTGATATTGATTACAAAAGAGATGGTGGAACTGCAAAGATAAGACGAGCAAGAATATCTATTACAGGGGTAAGTTAATGCAATTTTTAATAAGTGAAACATTAAACAGCAAAGTTTATACGCCTAGATTAGAGGTTGAAATAAATGAAAGCTCTATAAATGAAACATTAGAAAGAATTGATACTGAAGGCGATACTATAAATATTGTGTTTTTATCTGTGCTATCTCAAGAAAGTATTTCTATTTTAAATAATATAATTGCTAGTCATAATGGCGAATCATACCCAAAGGAACATCATGTGCAAAAGGTTGAAATTAATACACCTATTGTAAACAATGCTTTTGCAAATAAAGGTAATCATCATTTTAGGGGTACGGGTAAAAAATACATTTGTAACGCCAATGCAACAACGTCTTGTGAGTTTGAACTGTCTTATACACACGTAAAGTTTAACGGTGTTAATATTTTAAACGGTAATATTGGTGATACTTGCAACTTAAAAGTTTTGGATAATGCTTCTGGTACATTCTCAACTATACCAAATTATACTTTAGATCAATTTGGTTTTGATTGGAACATTACTGACTCAAAAGAATTATTGCCATATGTAGCAGACTTGTATCAAACAATGAGAATAGTAATTGAATACACAAATAACACAGGTAGTGAAACAGAGATTTTTGTTAACTACTATATACATGAAGAGTAAAATGAGAATTATAACTATAGGTTTTTCAACACCAAAAAGGCTTAAACTAGCTTCTAGTTTAATAAGATGTTTTGAAAATTCTAGTTATTCGCATATATACATTAAAATGGAAGCATCATCTGATAGTAAACTACCTTTTGCAAAGGTGTTTCAAGCAAGTCATGGTGACGTTAATGCTGTTTCATATGATGTATTTAAAGAAAGCAACAAGATATTCCACGAATATGAGATTGTGGTAACAAGTGAAAAGTACTTTGAAGTAGCTACATGGTTATGGCATCAACTAGGTAAACCATATGGTTTTTTGCAATTGCTTGGAATTGCCTTTAAGGTCAAGTTAAGTAACAATAGAAATGATAGATTTATTTGTTCTGAACTAGCTGGTATGATTTTAAAGACTTTTTTAAACTATGACATAAGCGAGTCTCTTGATTATATAGGTTTAAATGATGTTAAAGATATTTTAGAGAATAGAGGGTGAAAATGAGCGACTTATTAGTAATGCATAACGACAACGGATCATTTACGGATTACTCGAGAGATGCAAAGGATTATTTAAGAGATGATTTTAACATTGTATTTGAATCTGCTAATGATGTTCTTTATATCGGTTTATATAAGCCTTTTGGTGATTTTTATATTGAAATTGATACACCAACAACTCCAGGAGAACTTTCCTTCGAAATAAATGGAAATCCTGTTGCTGTTCAAGATGATACAAAGAATCTTTCTAGATCTGGATTTATGAAGTTCGAAAAGCCTTATAATTGGGCATCTTCATCGATTAATGGTGTAGAGGCTTATTGGCTTCAAGTAGATTCATCAATTGATTTTGATATTAACTTTAGAGGAATCAATGTTGTTTTCTCTGACGATAACGATCTAGCACAAGAAATGAGGAATATTGATGCATTAAAAGCAAAAGGTGATAATTCATTTATTGCTTACCATGTAGCTTCTAGAAATGAGATTATCCAGAGTTTAAGAAATGGTGGATACAGCAAAAGATTCGATGATATGGTGGCAAATATAACTAAGTGGGATATTCTCGACCTTGGAGAGATTCGCCAAGCTTCTAAGTATCTAGCACTGGCAAAAATATGTTTCGATATATCTTTAAATGTTGATGATAAGTTTTATTCTAAGTTTAGAGATTATGAAGGAATGTTTGGAGCAGCTTTTAAGTTGTTTTATCTAAAGCTAGATCAAAATGATGATGGCAAATATGAAGAACAAGAAGATTTAACCGACGGAACAATAGAGATTCTAAGAGTATGATAAGCGACATAAGAGCATATTTTAATGAACAAGTAATTATGGTTGATCCAGACTTACTAGCCTATGAGAACGATTTATTCGGCAACAATGATACAACTGAGCCTAGAGCAGAAAAATATTATAACCTTGTTATAGGGGTAAATACGCCATCGAGAGACGGCAATTCTCATTGGGATGAAATAAATACCCAACTTACTATTCATTCAGAAGAAACAACCGACTTAATTGGTGCATTTGATGCACTGTATGACAAAGCAATCGACATAAAGGATTGCATAATTGATACGAAAAATTACAATCAAAGATTTAACGATATAGAATTCATTCTATTAGAGCCTATAGAAGAGTTGACTAATGACAACTCGATTAAAGTTCGATTAGAATTTATTGTAAGAAGAAATTTCACTTTTTAAGGAGTAAACAAATGGCAAGTACAACACAATCATCAAACCAAGTTCTAGAAGCTATGGTTTGGTATTACGGAAAACGCCAGTGCAGATCAATCCAATTTGTTGACGATGTAGCAGGATCTGTGGCTGGAGAGTATTTTGAATTAAACGCAATCGATGAAGACTATTCAGAAAAGAAGTATCTTTTTTGGCTTGATGATTCTTCAGCTTCAGCACCGACACCAGATGCTGACCAGACTTTAGTTGCAGTTGCATATTCGCAAGGCGATAGTGCAAGTGTTATTGCAGGATTGTTTGAAACAGCAGCTGAAAATTATGAATTTAGTGTTTCTAATACTGAAGGTCTTTCAGTTGTTGAAAACAAATTCCTTGGATTAATTTCTGCTGAAGATAATGCTAATGCACCAAGCGAAACTTTTACAATCCTTCAAGCATCTTCGGGTGGATCTTTAGGAGCTATTGCTCAAGGTGGAGCGACAATTTCAACTGAACAATCTCTAGAAGATATTTTTAGAGACGATGAAGGTGATATTATCCAAGATCAAATTCTAAAAGGTGCAGGAGTTTCAGGTGAACTTCAAGCAGCGGAAATGACAACTGCTAATTGGGAATCATTAGTTGGAGCGGCTTTTGGTGATACTCATACAGAAAATTCTAGCGACTTCCAGGGATACGGAACTAGCAAATTATATCAATCATCATTTTCTTATGCCGGTCAATTAGTTGGGCATCCAAAAAGACTGCCTAACAGTGATAGAAATTCTGATATTTGTATCTGGAAAACAGTTTCAAATATGTCAGACATTAATTACTCTGGATCAGAGGTTCAAGTTGGATCATTTAGTTTTCAAGCTTTACCTGATAAGAGTAAGCCAGATGCAATTAATTTATTTGCTAGAGGCGATCACAGTTTACTTTAATATAATCAATTTGGGTGGTTTTGAGAGAGCCATCCAAATATAAAATGGGGAACAACATGGTTTTAGATGATAAAGTTTTAGAAGTTACACTGAATGGTATTAAATACGTTTTAACTTATCCTAGCGTAGATCGACTAGAGATAATGGCTGAAGAAGAAAAGAAAGGAACAAATAATGTTGCTATTCTTAGAGAAATGCTAATTGAATGTGGATTACCAGAAAAACCAGTTAGAAAGTTACAAGCATGGCACATGCAAGCCTTGGCAAAGGAACTAACTAGTACGGGAAAGTAATAAACAGGTTTCACGTCACGATGGCTAGGTTTATGCATTACTACGGCTATAAAAGAAGTGAAGTTTTGAAGCTTGAAGCAAGAGAATATGATTTCCTTTGCAAATGCATGATAAAAGCTAAAGCCAATGACGATCTTGAGGATTTGGAAATTGTTTCTTATCCACACTTAAAAGATTCGAAGGCTAGAAATAGTGCAAGAGATAGATTAGTTAAACGAGCAGAAACTCTTGAGGAATTAGAAGAAAGGATTGTGACAAGTGATGATCTTATAATGAATGGAATCAAACTTGGAAACATAAAAGACCACATTAAGGATTAAGATGGCAAATACTATAACTGTTGAGCTAAATTTAGATGATAAAACAGCAAAAACAAAGCTGAATAAATTTGAACAAAAAGCCAAACAAAAAGGTTCACAAGCCGGAGAATCTTTTGGAAAAGGTTTTGCAAAGTCTTTTGCGGGTAATGTCGGAGCTAATCTAGTTGGAGCGGCTTTTAGAGGCATAACATCGGAACTTGGAAATATAGTTAAAGCTGGTCAAAGCCTAGAAGTAATAGAAGTTCAATTTCAAACTCTTTTAAAATCTTCAAAATTAGCACAAAAACAATTAAGTGATTTACAAGACTTCGCTGCTTCAACTCCATTTCAAATAGAAGGTTTGGCAGTATCAACAAGACAATTATTATCTTTTGGTGTAGCTCAAGAAAAAATCATTCCTACATTAAGACAATTAGGGGATTTAGCGGCGGCTTCAGGATCTAGAATAGATGAACTAACAATTCCATTTGGAAGATTGGTTTCAACTCAAAAATTAACATTAATAGAATTAGATAAATTTGCCGATAGAGGTATTAATCTATTCGGTCAATTATCAAAACAAACAGGTATATCTTTAGGAGAAATCAGAGACGCTGTTTCTAAAGGTCAAATTCCTTTTAGTGAATTTACAAAAGCTCTAGACACATTAACTGGTAAGGGTGGATTATTTTTCAATGCAACACAAAAGCAATCGAAAACTCTTTCTGGTGTATTATCAACTCTAGGCGATAATCTATTTAATCTTAGAGCAAATTTAGGAAAACTTTTTTCTCCATTAATAATAAAGGCGGCTGAAGCTTTAACGAAATCATTTCAAAGTCTCGGTAAGAGTGTTAAGGAAATAAAAATTCAAGATGTTCAAAAAGACTTCGTTGCATTTAATCGTGGTGTTATTGATTACCTTATTCAGCCATTGGAATTATTTGGAAACATTGGAAAGATAGTTTTTGATGGAGTTAGATTAGCAATTCAAGGCGTTGTTGCTTCATTAGGTTTTCTAGGTGGTAAAATAGCAGACTTCTTGAACAAATTAAGAATAGACAACGATACAACTAAAGGTTTGCAAAATTTTTCTGAAACAAGTGCGAAGGTGTTTGAAGATTTTGCAAATCAAGCTAATGCTTCTGTTGGATCTGTATTTGATACACCTATTTCAGATAAAGCGGCAATGTTCAATGATGAACTTTCAACTGCACTAGAAACGACGAAAGCAATAACAACAAATGCAATGAGCAATGTTAAAACAAGCTTAAAAACATTACCAAAAGAACTTTCAAAAACAGCAATAGCAGCTAATAGAATAATAAATACTGGAATATCAAAAACAATTGCAGGTGGAATTCAAAATGTAATTCAATCGATTGCTAAAGGTGAAAATGCCTTAGAAAATTTTGGCAAGTTCTTATTATCGACATTCGGTGATCTTGCAATCCAATTAGGAACATTTTATATTGCTCAAGGTGTAGCTCAAGCGGCGTTAATATCTCTAGGAGAGCCGGCTTCACAAATAGCTGCAGGAGCGGCGTTAGTTGCACTTGGATCTATAATGAAAGCTTTTGCCGGTGGTGGAAGTTCTGGAGCTTCATCAAGTAATTCTGCAACTGGTGGTGGAGCACTTGCAACACAATCAGAAAGTGGATTAGCAACTAGCGAGGATTTACAAGATCGACAAACATCAACAGTTTTCAACATAGAAGTTCAAGGATCACTTGTTCAACAAGAAGAACTTGGAAGATTTATAACAGAAGTTCAAAACGAATCGAGAGAAAAGAACGGAATAATTGATACAAATGTAAGGATAGCTTAATGAGCATTGAAACATATTCGGCTTTTACTTATGGGCACACAATAACAGATGATAATAAGTTTATAAATATAAACGAAGGATCTGGAGAGATTGCATGTGTCATTGAAATTGGAAGTTATAGTTTGGGAGAGTTTGTAAACAAGGTTTCCGAAGCTCTTAATAATAGTGGAAGTCTAGAATACGATGTTTCGATAGATAGAAACACCAGGAAGATTACAATTTCATCAACTTCAGCCTTTGATTTACTTATTTCATCTGGAGCAAATGCATCAAGTTCGGCTTATGAATTAATTGGCTTTACTGGTGCAGATCAAACAGGTTTATTAACTTACGAAGGAGATGAATCAAGTGGTGAATATTATCAGCCACAAAACATACTACAATCGTACATTGATTTCACTCAAAGCTTTAAAACAACTAATGCCTCAGTGAATCAATCAGCCTCTGGAGTTGTTGAAGTTGTAAGTTATGGGAAAATACGATTCATGAATTGTAATATTGCACCCATAAGAGACGGTGAAAACTTCGGATTCATGTTAGACGATCTTCAAGCAGAACAAAACATACTTAATTTTATAAATTATGCGTCAAGCAAAGCAAAAATCGAGTTTATACCCGACGTCAACAATCCTAGCACTTTTACAAAATGCTTGTTAGAATCAACTAGAGAAAGTAAACAAGGCGTCGATTTCGATTTGAAACCATATCAAAAACTATTTAAGTGGTATCAGTCTGGAGCATTGACTTTTAGGGAGCTAAAATAATGCCTATAGTATTTGGATCAAAATTACAGTCTCAAATTGCAAACGAAACTTGGCTTGATAAAACGCAAGACGATGCAACAGTTGGAAAGGTATCACTTAACGAGCCTTCATCTTCATCAATTTCAGATGCTCAACTTCAAATAAACAAAAATAAGAAAGTTATATTTGGCGAATCAACTAAATCAGATGGCGATCAATTGACACCCGACACCGAATCAATGGATCAAGAATTCAGAATGATAGGAAACGGAGCTCCAGTAACATTGAATGCACTTCCTTTTGATTCACAACCTTTAGACGGAGCTGACATTAAACTTATTGGTCATTCCGATAGTTTTTCTGTTACGATTTCACTTAATGATTCGCAGTATGGTTGTTATATAAATGGTGATGCAACTTTAAAAAGAGGTTACATTTTATCACTTCGATACAATGATGAACTTGAGAGATATTTAGAGATTGGGAGAAATTTTTAATGAAACTATTTTTACTATTATTAGTGATACCTGTTTATGTTTTTGCACAATTTACAAGTGGAACAACCAAGCAAATAGATCAAATCAATAACAACACACAGCTGGATATTATCCTAAATCCAACAAACACTGTTAAGGTCAATAACTTTTCTGGAAACTTTGCACTTCAATCAGGATCATTAAAAGAACTTGAAGAATCAGCAACAACAAACACAGAACTAGGTTATGTTTCTGGTGTTACTTCATCAATACAAACACAAATCGATTCAAAACAAGACAACCTTCCACTAGATACGGATGGCGATCTTTTGTATTTCAATTCTGGAATGTCAAAGCTTGGTATTGGAACTAATGGTCAGTTACTAAGAGTTTCAGCACTTGGTTTTCCAGAATGGGCAGACGTTATAAGTGTTTCGGTAACAACAAAAGGTGACATTCAAACTTATTCAACACAACCAGATAGATTGGGAGTTGGAACAGACGGTCAAGTCTTAATTGCTGATAGTGCCGAAGCAACCGGATTAAAGTGGGGAACAATAACAAGTTCGCCAACAACAACAGAAGGTGATTTAATTTTGAGAGGAGCAACAGAAGATGAAAGACTTGCAATTGGAACTGCAAATCAACTTCTTACTTCCAATGGAACAACTGCTTCATGGCAAGATGCTCCAGTTTCAACAACTCTTACAACAAAGGGTGACATTCAAACCTACGATACTGCAAATCAAAGACTAGCAGTTGGTGATGATAACTCTTATCTAGTTGCTGATTCTAGTGAGCCAACAGGTTTAAGATGGGATGATAAAATTGTTACTGCTATAAATGCTGTAACTGATTGGGAAGATTATACACCTACTTTAAGTTGGGTTAGCGGTGTTTCTGAAAATACTGCCGAATATAGACGGGTGGGTGACACCTTAGAGGTTACTGGTAGAATAAAAATAAGTGGCGCAGTTACAGCATCTACTTTAAGCATATCATTACCAAGTGGTTTAAATATAGACACCGCAAAGATTGATATGTCTGCTAGGTCATCGCAGCGACCAGATAGAGGCACTTGGTCTTGGATGGATTACTCTACATCGCAAAGATGGAGAACCACTTGGGATAACACTAATTTTTATACACCTTTAGTCGCACCAGAAAACGGATCAACTAATTCAGTTGTACTCACTGGTAATGAGAGCCTAGTGTCATCAACAGCGCCTTTAATATGGTCAGTAGATGACGAAATTGTATATAACTTCAATTTCCCAATAGTCGGTTGGCAATCAGGAGCATCAGCAGCGATCCAAGAAATGGATTTATCTGCTAGTACTGCGAATGAATTGAGTGCGGTAATTAATGCGACAACATGTGCAGTTGAATCAGAGAACTTTGATGGATGGATAACATCGTCAGTAGTTGTCGGAAGTGAGTCATGTGGGGTAACTTATTCAGGTCTTGGGTTAAGTGACATACCGAGTCTATCCAATGGAAATGCCTTTATATCAAATGGTAGGGCGCAGATGGTTGGAAATCCATCTATAAACTATGTGACGTTGTATTGTGTAGATACGACAACAAATGCAGTCGCTACTAATTGCGGCAAGTTCCACCTTCAATTATCAAAACAAGGCGCAGACGTTAACAAGTCACAGATAATCACAGGAACATTTGAGGGGATTAATTCTAGTGAGCTTTACTATGGTGAGTTTAGAAGATCGACAGCACAATCTATTCCATCATCACCGACACCGCCAACAGCTGTTGTGTATAACGAGGTTTTAAATGGCTCCAATACTGGTAATTGGTATAACACTTCTACAGGTGTATTCACAGCCCCTAGAAACGGCAACTTTACTTTTTGCCCCAAGGTGCTTTATGACACAGTTGCTTGGAACATTGGATCAGCAAGTCAAATGGATTTATCAACAACTCTATACCAACACAACCTACAAAGAGATGAGATAAAAACAACAAATTCAGATTATTACCCACTGGGGAAATGTATGACAACATACATGAATGAGGGAAACACGGCAAGTGTGCTACTTTATCATAATGATGGAACCACTAAGACGCTGATTGCGGCAGGCACATTTAACACTCTCACAATAACTGAATCAGCAACAACAGAATCAATTATCAAAAACCTAAATGATAATAATAATGTTGAGTGTGAGACTAAAATACTGTCATCTAGTTTTAATTCAAATGGAACTATAAGTGATTTAACTTTCAATAATCTTGTTGTTGGGAAAAAATACAAATACCATGTTAAACTTCAATTGGGCGGAACTACGGGGGCGGTTACAGACAAGCAATGGGAAGGGAATGTCACGCACAATGGGGCAGGAATTACCTATTTGAATATGAGAGTTCAAAACAGCGGAACCACAAGGATGATCGTTGGTGATGAGTTGTATTTTACAGCAACGGGCACTAGTATAACCGTTAACGCATCAATTAGACAAAACATGCAGGTTTTCGGTGATGCGGGCGGGGCGAACTCAAGAGCAACTTTGTGTTTACTGCCAGATAATACAATCTTAAACTAAGAGGGATATATGAGACTTATAATTCTAACATTACTTTTATTATCATTTAGCGCACTAGCTGAATTTAAAGTTGAATACATTGAAACATCAACTGGTGGAACTTATAGTTTTGAGAAAAACACAGAAGCTAAAGCAAAGACTCGCTTAATTAAGATCATCAAGAAGTCACAGTGGATGCAAGGCGAATGGAATCAAGTTGAATCACCTATCTCTAAGGAAGAGAAGTACACTGATGCAGTTGATACTGGTGAGACTCAAACTATTCAAGATATAGAAGGTAATGATATTGAAGTTCCTATCTATACTTATGAAGAGAAAACTAGATTAACTTACTTTCACCCAAGTAACTTCACTTATACGATCACTGATATTACTCAAGAGCTTGCAGATAAAGCAGCAGATAAACAAGCTGACAAAAACGAAAGAATTGCCATTAAAGCTATGAAGTCAGAAATTAATGCATCTGACTTACCTGTTTGGCATAAAAGAATATTAAAGAAACTAATCAAAGATATGAGAGATTAATGACAAATCAAGAGCTTTACAAAGAAATTAAAGAACTTCGTGGTGATGTAAAGAAAGTTGAAGATGAAGTTAAAGTTTTAAATAAAGAATTTTATTTATTTAAAGGAAAAGCTTTTGGATTTATTACAATACTAAGTGGTATATTTACTTTTATAGGTAATTTAATAACAAAAAAATTCTAAGGAGATTAGGAATGAGCGTAGGAAATGAAAAACTAAAAGAACTAGCTGGTGCAATCGATGAAATGGTTGAAATTGGAGAAGACATTTTCAAGGATGGGGTTGATATGACAGATATTGCACACCTTCCAAGACTTGCAAATCCAGTTCAAAAGATTTACGGATTAATTTCTGAAATCAAAGCACTAGGTGAAGAGGCGAAAGATCTAGATTGGAAAGAGTTCGGCGAAATCATAGCACAATTCAATGACTAGTTTAGTAACGGCACTCTTTGGAGTGACAAAACATATTCTAGGTATTTATGAGAAAAAAGAAGCTCGCAAATATCTAGATCGTGTTATCTATTTAGAAAAACAATACATCAAGGAAACTTCCAAAAATGAAGAAGATATTGATACTAACGCTATTGACCACATTCTTATCGAGTTGCGCATCATTAGCGAAGCCTCTCTTACCTTTAAAGAGTAGAACACTTTATATAGATACGGAAAAGGCAATACTTTATTCAACTTACAAAACATGTAAGGGCTTTATATTTAAAAAATGTAAGCTTAACAGAATAGAATATGACTTTTCTAAAAAGGATGTTCGTGTAAAACTTAAAGCAACAGGTTTTAAACTAAAGGTAACAAGATAAGATGGCTATTGATCTAACTCCAGAAAATCAATCACTTGCTAAACAGATTAATCTTAATCCACAAGCAATACTTGAAATAGAAGGATTGGATCTAGTTTTTGGAGCTCAACCAGTTGTTGAATTAACCAAGTGGGATTTGAATCCAAACATTGAATGGGATCAAGAAGGTGTTAATTGGGATGGCACAACATTAATCGATGGATCTAGAGATTACATTGATCTTTCATCTTCAACACAAGATATTACTCAACAGATTTTGCCAGACAAGGGCGGATCATCGAGTGTAAGTTCAGTAGATATTCAACTTGTTGATAAAGATAGTGAAGTTTCCAAAGCAATGTCGTTTGATAACATAGAAGAAATACTTGGAAAGAGAGCAAATTTTTATATTGGATTCAAGGAAGCTTCGTTTCCAGAATCAGCAATTCCGGTGTTTCGTGGAGTTGTTGTCGATTTTTTCACACAAGATGGGGCGGTCATGGTTTCGATTGCACATCCAGAGGCATTAAAGCGACAAGTAATCTATCAGCAATATCAAAGTGAACTAACAAGCGACATAAATGATTCAACTACGACTATTTCAGTTGTAACAACTGCAGACTTAATTGAATCGGCAGACATTCAAACAACGTGCATAAAGATTGATGAAGAAGTAATGAGAGTTGTTTCAATTGATAACATCAACCAACTAACAGTTGAGCGTGGATATGAAGGAACAATTGCTCAAAGCCATGAAGATGAAAACGAAGTGACATCGATCTATATTTTGGAAGAAAAGCCTTTGGAGTTAGCATTGAAGCTTATGCTATCACAAGAAGGAAATCCATTTTTCTTATCAGATGATAAGCCAAGTTGCATAATCGGCAACAAACTTATATTCGATTATTTTAATATTCAAGATCTAACAGGATTGGTTAAAGATGATATTATTCGACTTACTGGAACTAATGCTGGTGATTATACTGTTAAAAGCTTTTCTATCTTGGATACTGGATCAGCCATAGAAGTAAATGAAACTCTAGTTGATGAAGTAGAATTCCTAGGTGATTTTTCTTATAAAAGTAAATATGCAGTTTTAAATGATGGCTTGGGAATGTATAGCTTCCAGGTAGATGTAAAACAACATGAAAACATAAATGCTTTTAATCCTTCTTTATTCGTTGATTACAAATTCTATTTAAAAGATTCTGTTGATGAGCCACAAGATTTCTTATCGTCGCAGGTTTATTTTCCTCAAGGATTATACACAATAAACAGATCTGCTAGAGCTTCAGTCAAGCAAGTAAACCCACCTTTGAGCGTAGACATTGTTCCAACAATAAACACCGATAACATCACAAACATAACTAAAATCAAGCAAAGAAGATCGCTTCATAAGTATCTTTATAATATTTATCGATATGATTACAATGAAGACATAATAGAAGATAAAACACTAACTAAGAAGATTATCGTTTCACAGGATTCTTTAAACAGAATTAAAGGTGGAAAGAAGCAACTTAGAATAGAGTCGAAAGGCTTGAGAGATAATGCTCCCACAACATTAAACATTCAACAAATTTCTCAAAGAATAGTTGATCGCTATCGTTATGCTCCGACATACTTCCAAAATATAGAAGTAAAATTCTCTGATGCTTTTAATTTAGAAGTTGGGGATGTTTTGCCATTTGGGGGAACTGATACCAAGGTTGTTGATCTTCAAACCGGTCAAAGAGGCAGTGCAGAAAAACTTTATGAATTAATCAATAAAAAGCTAAACATTCGAACTGGTAAAATCTCAATCGATATTTTAGAAACAGCATTTAATATTAACGCTCGTAGTGCCGTTATAAGCCTTGCAAGTGAAACTGGTGCTAACAATACAACTACACGATTACAATTGAAACTCAGCTATTCTGTTGGGGAATACGCTAAAGAAACCGACAAGTGGCAAGATTTTTCTGGAAAGAGGGTTCGAGTTTATAATAGTGCTTACAGCCAAGATGAAATTGTCGAGTTTGTTGGAATAGATCCTTCAAATTCTGATTATATCTTGATTGATACACTCTCTTTTATTCCAACAGAAGATTTTATTGTCGAAGTTCCAAAATATGACGATACAGACGAGCTTATAGATTCGGCATATAAGTTAAGATTTGCTTATTGGAACGCCGTTCCATTAATAACTTCTGTAACTGACGACAAGACATTTGATGTTGATCGACCAGGTGATCTTGTTGTTGGATCTGAAATTTATGTTAATAGCAAAGATTATACAAACGACTCCTTTGGAAATACAATTACAATAGAGAGCATAATCGGAAACACAATAACACTTTCTGAAGATTTGCCATTCACTCCTTTAGTTGATGATTTGGTTCAATTCAGTAATTATGTTGATGGTGGTTTTCCATATCAAATAATATGAGGTAACAATGGCAGATACAGACATCATTCCACCGAGTAGAAACACTTTCTATAGAGGCGATGCAGCCTATAGAAGATCGATTAGCGAATCTTTATTAAATAAAGTTGGAGCTTCAATTAATTTTATAAATGATCGCATTGTTTATAATGAGCGTGTTTCATTTGGTGGTTATTTTCGACCTACAGAAATAGATGAATACTCGGATAAGATTTACATACAAAGAACATCCAAGATTGGATCTTATGTAATGTCGGTCGGTCAAGTTGGTGGAGGTGGTAATAACTCTATGAACTTTACAGTTTATAATGAGCTAGGTCAAAATGTTGGTAACTTATTCAGTACAGCACCAGTTATAAATCAATCCGGAATAACACAACCATCAATAGGTAGAGATATTGATACGTCTACAACGATTCAACAAGTGACTAGTAATACGACTTATGGAACACTTGCATTTACAGAATTGCCAACAGGTTATTCTTTAGTGCCTTTTATTGTTAGTAACTCAACTAACTCCATAGGTTTATTTTTTAATCTATTCTTAAAACCACAGGAGTAACGAAATGAGTAATTATACACCACTAGTAAATAGTGAGTTGATAACGTACAATACAGGTAATATTATAATTGAGAGTGATAACGTGGTCGAAACAAGTTACACGATGCCTTATGATGCTCTTGTTCTTGTTGAGGAAGTCAGAGGTAATTCCGGCGGTAACGGTGTTCATGTAGAATTTGATTTTAGAAAAGGTGTTGGATTGTTTCTTGATGGGGTGACACCAGATCTTGTTTGGAGATCAGGGTCTCTCGGAGAGTATCGAACAACACAATCTATCGGTTCGCCAGATCCCTATGCACAGCATACAGCAGAATTTAATGATTTTACTTATGTTAGATCAGGAACAAAGCTTTGTGTTATAGATCGAACAAGCCCAACAAGTAAGAACGCCAACATAACCATAAAACTTAGATTTTTTAAAATAAACAGATAATGAAATTTAAAAACGAGAGAGATAAAGAATTGTTTTACTTATTGCACCCAGCTTTAATTATGATTTATACAGACCTAAATTGGTATGCAAAGTCTAATTATAATATTGATTTAACAATTACCCAAACAGTGACAACAAAAGAATTAGATCGTAAGTATAATCGTGTTTCGGATTCACATCGAACAGCGAGAGCTATTGATATACGAACAAAAAATATCGATTTGATAATCTTACAAGACCTTATTTATTATATAAACAACAAATGGGGTTATAAAAAGTTTCATTACATGGCGAAAAGTGGTGCTAAAAGGCTTGCTTACTACCATGAAGGAACTGCAGAACATATTCATTTAGCCATACACAAAAAATACCAAACTAAGTTTAAGTATCCGGTTGAGTAATCCGTTAGTTCGGATTAGTTCCTCAATCTCTCAGCGACTCCCTTTCGGGGGAGTTGTTTATTAAATGCCATGCTTTTTTATATTTATGAAACTTGCATTTCTCACTTGAAGGATTGACTCTAATTGTAGTTTTGTTTAATTCTTTTATTGGTATTATATACCATGTATCAATTGGAATAAGGTAAGCAGCCATATAATCAAATTCATTGTCATAAGCCACACAAGCCGCTCCTCTTCTACATTGAACTTTATATGATGTGCTTGATTTATATCTATCATCGATCTTGCTACATGTTTTAACTTGGATCTTTTTCAGATCATGACCAGTTATCATATCAACACCATAAATATCAGCAACAGGTTGATAAACCGGTATATTCCTGACAAGACATTCTGTTATGAAGATTGCCTCACCTATACATCCTTGTAAGCTGTGCATATCTAATTGCACCAAAAATAAAAGTTATTGTATAGATGTCAGTTATTTGACTATTGTTATTTCGATTTCGACTCGAGGATTTAACTTGTCGATACCACCAGAATAATAATGAGTTGATTTAATATGTTTATCATTATCATCGGGAATGAATCCATGCTTAGTTAAGGCATCACAAAAGAACTTTTCATGAATGGATAAAACATTGGCTCTATCCACCCTTCTATTATCACCACGAAACATCGTAAACTTCAATGATATTACTTCATGTTTTTGTTTAGGTATCTTTCTGTGAGCTATTGCTTGGTATTGTTTCTTTATTTGGTTTGACGTTTGATAATGCCAGTTCCGATAATTGTTTAGATTTATGTGAATCTTCTTTCCGTTCTTCTTCTCTATGTATAGGGGCATCGTTATTTTGACCATACAAAAGCATAGCAGTTTGAAAACCAGTTAGAAACGAATATTTTGCAATTGCAGTTTTCTTTCTATTCATTGACTTTTCTTTCAACATAGACTGAACATGTTGATCGGCAAATTTAACTATTTTATTGAATACCATCTTCGACCTTGTTTAATGTAACTCTGATTAATTCCCTTCTAAATGAAACAATTCTTTTTTCAAGAAGTTCATTTGCTTCTAAGAGAGCTTTGTTTTCAATGATAGTTGCATTTCTTTCACCGACCATTGCTTCGATTGACGATTCCATTTTTCTAATAGTCGTATTTAGATCTTCTATTGTTTTACTATAGACATTAATGTCTTGAATCAGGTCTTCTTTTGTTTTTCTCATGACTTTCATAATAACATCCCTTGTTTTTGGTTAGTTGATTTTATGTCGTTTAAATAACACAATCTATCGTAAATTCTTTTCATTGCCATAACATCATCTTTTTCATTATGTGCATTGTAAGTTTCATTGAATAAAGCTTTGTAAACATTTGGTTGTGAGAATGATTTTCTGTTAGTTTCCGGATTAATCCAAGCAGTAAATTTACCATTCTTTTCCGATGATCTGACAAGATTATAAACATTAGAAACAGCTGGAGTAAAAGGTATTCTTTCTAGTTTGTATTCTTCCAGGTGGAGCATTATTTCATTTTGTATAATGGCTTTATCAAATGTAATTGTTCCAAGTTGTGTATTAGGATTAGCATAGCAGAAAAGAGTGAAGTTTAATCTTGGTATCCACGCCAGGAAGCGATTCCAAGCTTCACCCTTTTTCGGAAAGCCTTTCATATCAATCTCTCGAATTTTATGAATTGCTTCTGCTTCTATGCTCCAAGTATTCACTTGGCTTTTTAATTCGTATTCATCTAGTAACTTATCATTATCATCATACAATGCGAAATATCCAGTAATTACTTCATCACTCATTGGATTAATTCCGGTTGTTTCAACATCACAAAATAATTTCATTGTAAATTCTTATCCATGTATAAAGCTATATTATTATAAAGAATAGCTTCGTTTAGTTTCTTTAGATCCTTGATGCGGTCAATATCTCTCCCTATCATCAACTTTCGATACATATCCGTTTCTCTTACATATTCATATTCTTTAACTCCAAGCCTATGCTTTAACTCGGAAATTCTTTTTTCAATAAGTTTCATTTTTTAGTTTTTCATCCATATAAAATCTTGTTAGTAGTGCATTGATAGAAAAGCCATGTAACTTAGTTTTTTCGTATCTTATGCCAAATCTTCTGATTCCATTATGGTAAACACTAACCAGAAAAATATTATTATTTAAAGTTCTTTTTTTTGTTAATAAAACAACTCCAAGCTTATCTTGAAGAATTACATGTTTTATTATTTCGCCATCATACTCATAAGTCGGAACATCAAGTGTTTCGCTATACACCGTACATCCTTGTTGAATATACCTTTGCTTCTTTCCCGATCCTATAAGGTGCGGTATTGGATTTGCCTTTTCTAGAGTTTGAGCCATGCCCGAATCTAAGATCATTATATGCTCCATCAACATAATGAATGAATTCGTGCCAAAGCGTTCCGGTAATACTAAACTTATTCATTTTTTTAACCTTGTAATAGTTCAGATTGATTACATAAGGTTTCTTTTTTGAATAATAAGCAATCGCTTTAGACCACCTGTACCAAGGCTTATACACGTTTATATGTATATCATCCATTTTATGTTTGTTAATTAGTTGTATTATTAATTTATTAGTTGCATTGCTCATATCAAAAGCCTTTAACCTTTCAAGCTCGACATAAAACATCTTGTCGAAAAGCATTGCGTTTGCTTGAGTTACTGCAACTGTTACATTTTTTAATTTACCTTTATATGAAAACATCCTTATCCCCTTGTGATCCAAAAATCCGTTTGTTTAACTCTTGTTTTTATTGCTAGGCATGTATGTATTAAAGCGAAATCATAAAATGTTGGTTGTTGTTTAACAACATAAATTCCAACTAACATAACTATAATGGTTTCAACTAGAATAATTATTTCATTTTTTATCGTGCTTTCTGAATACATTTTCCACCAATTCATCTGTTATTTTAATTTTGTTTTTCTTTTTGCAAGAATCGCAAATGAAACCATTTTCGAATGATAAAAAAAACTCAATGCCACACTTGCACTTTGTTAAAGTTCCTTCCCCGTTTTCCTTAACAGTTCCATCGCGATTAATATTGCTTCCAGGATCAGCTAAATTCATTAAAACGGAATATCGTCTGAAGCAAAATTTGTGTCACTTGCAACTTGGTAATCTTTTTTTGATCCGGCATCTTGAAGCGCTTTGTTTGTATCTTGATTAGTTGATAGAAACTTAACTTCTTTTGCTTGGATTTCAGTTATATACTTTTTAACTCCATCCTTTTCATAAGATCTATTATCAATCTTGCCTTCAACATAAGCCTTTGATCCTTTATCAAGATACTTTGCACAGGCTTCAGCATGTTTTCCAAAAATCTTAACTTTGTGCCATGTTGTTTTAGATTCTTTATTGCCATCCTTCATCCAGTTTTCAGTTGTAGCAACAGAAAAATTTGCAACAGCCGTTCCATTCGGAAGGTGTTTTAACTCTGGTTTCTCTCCTAAATTTCCAATTAAAATTGCTTTATTAATCATTTTGATTCTCCTTATTGTAATTACAAAACCAGTTGCCGTTTACGACATAGATTTCGACCGCGTAATTCTTGCCACAATCGTCACTTAAACTCTTCACCCCAGACACAACCAAAGAGCCAAACAGCCACAGTTTAAAGGTAAAAACAATTGCAACCATTACTGTAACAAATATGGATGTTATCCAAAACTCACTTTTCATACTATTCTCCTTTCATTTCTTCTATCTTTTTAGTTGCTTGGCTTTTTGTCATTTGCTTCTCGATAAAAGATTTGTTTTGATTATACTTTTCCATTCCCATCAATGAGAACAAGAATTTCTTTTGACCATCACTTGCAAGTTCTGGTTTTCCGTTTGTGCGACCACTAGCACTAGCGCCATCATCATCTTCTTGTGATAAGTTAAACATAGATAAAAGAGAATATCTTCTATAGTATGAAATGTGTGATCCAACAGATTGCGGATCAGACTTACTTGGCTTTGATCCAAACCTAGCCTTGATAAACTCTCCCGACTTATGAACTAATAAAGTTTCAACACCTAAAATTTCTTCATCATTATAAGGCATTTGAACAACACTAAAGCCATGATCGATACAAGGTCGCTTGATACATTCAAGAACTTCATCCATATCAGCATAATAGTAGTTGTAAGCTTTTTTGTTTCTAGTCGGGTTTTTAATGTTCAACTGCAAGTCAATTAGAGCAGTCGGCATTTCTTTTAAACTTGAAAATTCAATCATAATTAATCCCTTTTTTTAATTTCGTTTTTATGTTTTAGCATCCCAAAACAAAAAATCAAGAACTATTATAAAAAATTCTTATCTGTTGAAATTGAGCAGTTTATAATATAAGTTCAAAAAAAAGGAGAGTTATATATGAAATGGTTTAAGCATTATACCGATGCGTCAAGATCCGAAAAACTAGAATCGCTAATAGATAAAACTGGATTAGAAGGTTATGCAAGATACTTTTTACTCGTTGAGTTATTAGCTGAAAAATTCGACGGAAAGAACACGACATTCCGCATCAACAAGCGAACATTGAGCCGACAACTACGATACTACCGCCATACAATGGCTGAACAATGGCTGAACAATGGGCAAACATTGGGGTTGTATAATTTTCAATGTGATGGCGATGTATATGTCATTGTTTTCCCTAAACTATTAGAAATAAAAGATAATCACACTAGAAACTTGCAAGTTACTTCTAAGAAAGTTGCTCCTAGAAAAGATAAAGAAAAGAAAAGAATAGATAAGACTAGAGAAGAGGGAATCACCCCCGATGATGTTGTTCAATTATGGAATGAATTTGCAACTAAAAATAATTTAAAAATCTGCAGGGGATTAGGATCAGGGAAACATTTACAAAATTTCATAGAAGCCATAAATTGGTTAAAAGAAAAAAAAGATTGGGATGAATTATTTACATTATGTGGCAAGTCAGATTTCTTAATGGGAAAAGAAAACGGCGATTGGATTGTAAGTCTTACTTGGTTAGTTGATTATGACAACGCTTTAAAAGTTTTAAATGGTAACTTCGAGAAAAAAGAATTCGAAATTAAATTATCAAAGGATGTTCAATGGTAGAAAGAGAATTTTTTGTAAGAGAAGTAAGTAAGTTATTCGAACAATTCGGTCAAAACAAATTCTCGCAAAGAAAAACTGATTTGATTTATTTGGCTGTTAGAAGTTTGAACAATGAAGACTTTGCAAGAATCATAGATGATATAATTGGTAACTGTAAATTTGCTCCAACAGTTGATGATTTTAAAACTAGAGCAATGACCTATAGGAAGTTTGAAACCAAGCAATCTGATTGTACTTTTTGTGGTGGTAACGGAATCATATCAAGATACGAAAAGAAAACTGGTTACAATTATGCTTTTAGTTGTGAATGTAAAGCAGGTTTATTCTATCCGGCATTTGGTAAATGGAGAAATCAACAACAACACTTATTCACTTCTTTTTCTCCTAGAAAGATTTGTGCCGAAGGAAAAGGAAATCCATACGAAGGAAAGAAGGAAGCTTATGAAAAGTTTTTAAAAAGAATGTATGGTGAAAGAAAATGAAATATAGATCCGAAGAATTAACTTGCATTGCATGTTCACAACAAGGAGTTGATTTGCATCACATAAAAACTCGTGGAGCGGGTGGATGTGATTCGTATTTTAATCTTATGCCTTTATGTAGAAAACATCATACAGAAGTTCATAAAATTGGAATGAGAAAATTTGCAAGAACTTATGCAAGGGTAAGATTTTGGCTTGTAAATAATAATTGGGAAATAGATCCTTTTATGTGCAGGTGGGTTCATAATGAGTAAGATAATCGTATCATTTAGCGGTGGTAAAACTTCGGCTTATATGTCGAAACTGCTTTTAGAAAAATATCCAAGAAAAGATTTAGTTTTCGTTTTTATGAATACTGGAGTTGAGCATCCAAAAACATTGGAGTTTGTAAACGATGTTGATAAAAATTATGGATTAAATGTAATTTGGATTGAAGCTGTTGTTCATCATGGAGAAAGAAAATCATCATCGCATAAGATTGTAAATTACGAAACTGCCAAAAGAGATACATCAATCTTCAAGGAAATGTGTAAGAAGTATGGCTTACCTAATGTTTCATATCTTCATTGTACGAGAGAGTTAAAAATAAATCCTTTTAACAGCTTCATAAAAACACTTGGCTTTGATGATTACAAAATTGCAATAGGAATTAGATCCGATGAAATTGATCGAATACCAGAAGATTATGAAAAAAAGAAGTTCTTTTATCCGTTAGCAAACGAAGGAGTTACTAAAAAAGAAGTTGAAGATTTTTGGAACAACAATGATTTCAATCTTGATTTAAGCCACCAACTCGGAAACTGTATGTTCTGTTACAAGAAATCACCAAAGAGATTATTCGAAAACATAAAAGAAATTCCTTCCCTTTTAGATATGATAAAGGATGTAGAAAAATCTTGCGGAAAGGGAGAAAGAAAAATGTTTAGAAAAAACATGAACATAGAAGAATTAATGGAATATGCAAAAACAGCAAAAGAAAAAGAGCTCCTAAAATCCGGATCATGTTCTGAACAATGTGAAATGTTTTGAAGCAATGTAAAAAAGGCTCACTTAAAGAAGCAAATATAAATACATTTATAGCATTACCAATAAACTATATATTAAACTTTTGGCTTATAGGATTACTTCAAGATCCAATAATAAAAAAAGAACATTGGGCATTTATTCTTATGACAACAGTATTTACAATAGTTTCCATAACTAGAAATTACATTGTTAGGAGAATATTTGCTAATAAACACTAAGCATGAAACCATTATATTATGATAAATTATGATCTTTTCAAAGAGATAGAACATTATGCAAAAAGGCATGTTGAATCTTCTTTAGAGCATTATAAATCAAGAAACCAAAATCAAGAAACAATGTTCATTAATTGCCTTAGAGGAAAAATTGCCGAGTGGGAATGTTTTTTCAGTATGAAGAAAGAAGGTTATATTCTAAAAGAAAAACCAGACATGTTAATATATTCTGGATCAAATAAAAGCTA